CCAATTTTTAAATTTATCAGAATGACTCATAAACTCTTCATCAAGTTTTTGATCATTAATTTGAAGGTCTTTATCAATGTTTATTTTTTTAACAATGTCAGACAAAGATTCTATATTTAAATATGTATTTTCTTGTATTTCCTCCTTTTCATCGTCAATTTCTAATAAAGAAAAACGTTCTTTTTTCTTATTATTTAAACTTTTCAAAACTTTGTTATTTTTATCTTCCATTTTTATTTTTTCCTCCTATAATATTATTATCTTTTTTAATACTTTTTGAAAAATATTTTTATAAAATTATCTCTTTTTTTAAATCCCAACTTTCATTTACATTAGTCATTTCAGCTTCTATTTGAAGTGGAACAATTATCCATTTAAAATATTGCCTTACTTTTTTTGTACAAATATCTTTAATAATTTTACTCAATATCTCTAACTCTAAAGGATCTATATCAAAAATAATTGAATCATGTACCTGTCCAATAATCATACTTTTCATATTATTTTGGATTAAAAATTCATTAATTTGAATTAAACACCAAAGCATAACATGAAAAGCAGGTCCTTGTATTTTAAAATTATTGGCCTGGTTAAATCCCATTTTTCCAGTGCATCTAAAACCAGTAATTAAATCAATATACCCCATTTCTTTATATTCTTTCCAATTATCAAATTTCCATTGCTGATATCCATAAAATAAATCACCCCAAAAATACTCTTCTATTTTTTCAATGTGTTTTTGAAACTGAAAAATATTTTTTATTCCTTTTTTCTTAAAATGTTCTTTCATTTCAATTGTTAACATTTCCCATATATTAAAAGTTATTTCTCCATATCTTTGATTTTTTAAAATAATATTATACATCCGAGAAGTTGACCCATAAAAAGAAGGAAATACAAATCCATTTTTAGCAATAAATCTTTCTTTTTTATCAATTTCAACTTTATCTTTCATAAAAATTAAAGCTGATGTATCTGTATGCATATTGTTTTTCTTATCTTTTACATAAGCAATCATATTCTTATCTTTATGCACACAACACCCAATCGCTACTTCCATCCCCTTAAAATCTATTTCCAGTAAACATCTTCCCTTTCTAGGGACTAATGTGCCTCGAGTCATTCTTTTTGCTAACTCATCCCGAATTGGTATATTTTGAAAGTTGGGATTATAAGAACTTCCGCGATAAGTTGCTGGAATTGTCAAACCAAAAAAAGGAAAAATATAATAATTTCCATCTATTTCAACAGATTCCTTCCTAAATTGTTTTAAATAAGTATCTCTAATTTTTGATAAATGTCTATGCTCTAAGATATTTTTAGTAAAAGAAGTGTTCATTTTATTTAAAACTTCTTCATCAACTGATTCAAAATTTTTAATTGTTTTTTTAATTGAATCTTTTTTCATAATTTCAAAAAATAAATTTCTTAATTGTTTAGTACTGTTAAAATTAAAATTATCACTATTTTCAAGTAACTTAACTTCATTTGAATTCTGTATTTCATTATTTAATTTTTTTATTTTTAATGTCAATTCAGAGTAATTTTTTTTATATTGATTGAGATCAAAAACAATGCCATTATTTTGTATAAAAGCAAAATGTTGTATTGCCTTCATAAAAAAATCAAATCCTTTACTAATATGATCATCATTTTTAATTTCTTTAATTTGATCTAAATAAATTTTATTTGTAAAATATGTATCATATCCACAATATTCCATAACATCTTCAATAGGAAGTTCATCTATTCGATTAAAATCATTGCTAGTTTCTGCTTCTAAATATTTTTTTACTTTAAAATCATAATCCTCAACATTGTATTTTTCTTTTACTATTTTTTTTAAACCAGAAGAGGCCACATTATTCAAAATATGATTACAAATCATCGTGTCCCAATACCAATTTTGAACCCAATAACCCCAAATAACTTTAATCCAATTTGCTTCAAATGGTAAATTATGAGCTATCTTTTTTATTTCTTTATCTTGTAAAATTTCATGTAATTTTTTTGGATATGAATTAAAAACAACGGTTTCTTTATCCCTGGTAATCCCTATACATACTATTCTATGACCTTTTCTATGTGGCTTTAATCCAGTTGTTTCTATATCAATAACAATAATGTCATCTTTTTTAATTCGATCTAAGAAAGTAAAATCATTGAATTGAACATTTGTATATTTTATTTTTCTTTCATCTTCAAAAAAAGGTTCTTTCATTTCTTTTTTCTCCATTCGTAAATTCCATAAATAGCCAGAAGAAAATAAACAAAAAATAAAAAAGCTTGTGGATAAATTTCTTTATAAATATCAATTAAAAACCAACTAAAATTAGTAAAAATCCAAATTATAAAACAAACATTTTTCTTTTTTATATTTAAAAAAGTGCCAATTAAACTAAAAACAGTAATAACAATTATAAAAATATTCATTCAATTTTCCTTAACAATATCTAAAACAAAATCAATTAAATTTGCTTCTAAAATAAAACCATCTACCAAACCAAATCCAAATTTTAAAGACAACATTCCCGCTTTTTCTATTGTTTTAATATACAATGCATAATCTCTTTCTTTTAATTTATTATATAATAAATCATATTTACTATTATCAGCCATTCAATTTTCCTTATTATATTTTTTTAAATTTTCTTCTTTTCTCATCGGTTGCAAATTACTCAAACCCCAGCAAATTAGATAATCTTTATCTTCAATACAACTATAATTAAATAAAGATTTTGGTTTAATATGGTCAATATGCCAACTTCCATAATTATCCCAATTAAAATTTTTATTTATTTCAAATAAGTTTTCAAAATGTGTATAAAAATCAAAAAACGAAAACCCCAATATTTTAAAATACTTACTGGTATAATTTTTATTATTTTTTCTTGCAATACAAGCATTATATAAAAAATTTTTAGTTAAATATTCAATCCTAAATTTATTATCTTTTTTGTAAACTTTTCTTTTATATTTTTTCTCTCGTTTCTCTTTTTTCAATTCCTATTTCCTATTATTTTATTTCTTTAAATTTCCAAGTAAATCCTAATTTTTTTGAAATTTCTTGATAGGTATTCAATCTTTCCCTGTAACTATTTAAAAAGGCTTCTTTTATTTCTTTTTCATATCTTGATCTTTTTATTCTTTTATATTCCATGTAAATCATTTCATAAGCAAAAATTAAACAATATTCCTCTTTTTCTGTAAAAACAATTTTATTTTCATTCATTATTAAACCCCTTATTTTTTATCATATGATTTAGAAAAATACTCTTCACAATCCTTACTTAACTTACTATCAATGTAAGGTTTACCAATGGCTAAACATTGCAAAACAACTATTTCATTCATTGTAGAAAAATCATCCTCCCGGTTAACCAATAATGATAACCTAGTTATATTTCTTGCCTTTTCCGTTTTCTTTTGATTAATCCCAATCATTACAGCCACATGATTTATTTTTCGAATATCTTCCGACATATCACCCTGTTTAATATCAGAATCAAAAGTCTTTTTATTTGTATGGGTAACCGTTATACCCAGACAATTCTTTTGTAGACAAAGGGCCCTTAATGATTCCCATTTATCATTAATATTGTCACGATGTTGTCCAGATTTGTAATTAGATTTTATAATGTCAGCATAATCAAAAATAAGCACATCAGGAACAAAATTTGAATTAATAACTAAATTATCCAATATAGTAGAAATATCATTAATGGTAAGCGAATTTGGGCCACTACAGAAGAGTTTTAAAGTACCTCCCTTAAGTATTTGTTTTATCGCTTTTATTTTATCTTTTACTCGTTTACTTTTTATTCCTTTTTTTTCTTTTTTCACACTCTTTATTTCAAATCGATCAGAATCATTCTTTTCAAAAAAAGGAACCTCAATTTCTTTTTCTTTTTTTGTTTCACCACAAATATTCTGATAAATACGCAATAATACCCTTTGTTTATTCATTTCAAACGAAAAAAAAGCAACCCTTAAACCCTTAAGAGTTGCCTGAATTCCAGATTCTATTAACCAAAATGTCTTTCCTCTCTTAGCTGCCGAAGCAAATGCAATCAAATCCCCCCGATATAACGGACCTATGACTTTTCCCAATTCCCCAGAATATCTAAATAATTCTTCATCTTCAAAATTCAAAATATCATCTACTACTTTCAAATCAGAAAAAACATCAGTATAATCATGAGTTGGAATTGATATTTTTTTATATTCATAAATTAATTTTTCGGCTTCATCTTCCTGACCATTTTTTGAAAACTCATCAATTTTAACTTTTAAATCATTTAATTTTAATTGTTTAAAATACTTTATGCTTTGATCAATTGCATATTGTTCATTAAAAATAGCTTCCCTTTGATAATTATTATTTATATGTAATAAAAAAGAATTAACTAATTTAATTATTTCTTGATCTAAATTTTTATTTTGTTTCCAAGATTCAAAAATATTTTGAATATTTTTATGAGGCGCTACATTATATTTTTTATAATAATCCAAGCACCAATTTGCAATAATTTGACAATAGTTTAATTTTAACAAACTAACATTAATTATATTTGAAATAGTTAGTAAAAACTTATCAGAAACGATCATTGATGTAATAATTAACTTTTCTAAATTAGAATCAATTTTTTTTATTTCCACAAGAAACCCTTTTAATTATTAATTTTTACAATTTAATATTTTTTCAATTCTTTTTTCTTCCGAAACTTCATTAATAAATTCTGCTACTTTTCTAACTTCAATTAACAAATCCATTAAATCATTACATTTAAATTCACCCTCTTGACCCATTAACGCCAATCTTACTTTTCTTATATCTTGACTTACATTATGAAAATCATTCATGCATTCATCTTCAGCCTCTGCAAGATGTCCAATAGCAATCCATATATGGTAAGGATAACCTTTAGCCGCTTCACTTACTAAAACAATTGCTTGGGATATGTGTTTACTCACACAAAAAAGACAAGTTTCTCTCATTTTGATCACCTTTACCTACCCAAAATTTTTAAAATATTTGTTATATCTCTTTTCATAGCTTCTTTTTGAAACTCAGAAAAGCTATCCGAAAAAGGAAAAACATTTACATCCCTATTTTTTATCATTTCTTCAACTGTAAATTCTTTGCATCCCACCATTATTTTTTCAGACGAAAAATAAAGTGTAAATTTTGACAAAGTAACATATAATTTATATCCATCTTTCCAAGTACCATATTCCCAAGTACCACCTTTCCAAATACCATTTTCCCAAATACCATTTTCCCAAGTACCATATTCCCAAGTACCACCTTTCCAAATACCACCTTTCCAAGTACCACCTTTCCAAATACCATCTTTCCAAATACCATTTTCCCAAATACCACCTTTCCAAATAATGTTTTCATTTTCATCAATCCAAATACTTTCATTTTCTATTATTGCTTTCTTTAACCATTCTGGATAATTTTCTTTTTCTAATTTTTTTATTTTCACTTCA